GAACCGCTCGATCTGGGCGTTCGCCTGCTCGATGGCAGACGAGACGAACGCGAACCCCGCCACGGCCGCGGTGAGGCCGACGACACTGCCGACCACCAGCGGCGAGGCGGCGAGCACCCGCATGGTCTGGGCCGCCTCGTTGCGCACCACGCCGAAGGCAAAGGATGCCTGCGCGCGTGCCGCCGCCGACGCGCCGGTCATGAGGACGCCGGCGGTCTGCGTCTCGGCCGCCGTCTTGCCGATCGCGCTCGCGGTGGCGACGATGGAGAGGTTGGTGTTGGCCGCCGTCGAGAGACCGGCATTCGCCACCGTGAGGGCGTCTCGGCCGACGTTGCTCGCCAGCGTCTTGAAGGTCGCCGCGTAGCCGCCGTTGGCCTGGATGCCCGTGTTCATGGCATCCGAGACCTTGATCATGTTCGCCACGACGGACGCGGCGAGATCCTGCATCCCCGACTTCGCGGCGGAATGGTCCGTCGCGAACCGGATGCGGAGCGGTTCGGCCATGGGGGAGGTCCGCTGTCAGAGGTTGCCGGCGGCCATGGCCTCGGCCCGGGCGGCGAAGAAGGCGTCGAGGCTGGGTTCCTCGGGCTCTTCGTCGGGCTTGGCTCCGGAGTGGAACTGCCGGAACCCTTCGAACATCGCCGCCATCTCGGGCAGCGTCAGTGCATCGACCTGACGGGGCGTCAGCCCCATCATGCCGCCGGATCGGTAGAAGACGGAGAGGTCTCCGGGGCTGCGTCGCTCGCCCCCTCCGTCGCCGGATTTCCCGGCGCCGGCACCCCGGAGACGGCTGCCTCGAGGATGCTGCCGGCGAGCTGCAGGTTCTCGGCCAAAGGACGGCCGAACACGTTCCAGCGCATCAGCGTCTCGGCATCGGCCTGCGAGAGGCCGCCGCCGATCAGCCCGAGCCGGATCGTCTCGACGATGTCGTGAGCGAAGAACCGGTGCGCCGCGAGCCGCACCATGATCTCGCCGATGCCAGCGTTGCAGCGCCGCTCCAGCTCGCCGATCTCGCCGATCGGCAGCTCGAACTTGAGCGTGCGGCCGGCGAAGTCGGCGTGGAGCGCGGTGGCGGAGGTGTCGGTGCGCATCAAGCGCTCGCATCCGTCCAGGCCAGTCGGCCTTCGCCGCGCATCTGGCCGGTGTACTTGACGACGCCGCCGGCGTCGGACTGGATCTGCAGGTTCTCGTAGAACACCGCGCCGTCCCAGTAGCCGCCGCCGTCCGCGGCCGGCTTGGCCAGCTGGATCTGCAGGTAGGTCGGCACGCCCGAGTCCATGTCGGCCTCCATCTGCCGATAGCTCTTCGGATCGGCCACGCCCGACACGTTGACCGACCAGGCCGAGCCCTTCGCCACCGAGCTGCGTGCCCACACGGCATCGGGGTTGTCGCAATCCGGGGTCGTGGCGTCGTCGTATTCCATGGTCTTGGTCAGACCCTTGGTGGTGACGGTGCACATGAACTTCGGTGCGGCATCGGTGGGGCCGGTCTTGCGCATCACGCGCAGATCCTTGCCCCCAAAGGGCTTGGGCTGGGACATTCGTGGTCTCCGGGGTGTTGGGGGAGGGGGATCAGCCGGCCATCAGGCAGGCGACGTCGAACCAGACGGTTTTGATGGCGCCGGGATCGGTCACGTCGCCGGCGCCGTTGATCTTCAGCTCGTCGAGGAAGCCGTCGTCGGCCGGCAGCTGCACCTTCGCCACCGCGGCGATCGCCGCCCGGGCGATCGTCCAGGCCGGCGTCCGGTCGAAGTCGGCCGACTCCGCGAACACCTTTGCGGTCACCTGCCAGGCGTAGCCGCAGCCGGTATCGACGGGCAGCGTGCGGATCGGGCCCATCGCGATCCACGGCAGCTCTGCCGCGTCGTTGTCGCTTGGGACGCCGTCGAACACCTTGTCCTGGACGAGGGCCGCGACCTCGGGCGAGGCGCGCAGCAACTCCATCACGCCGTCACGAAGGGCGAGTTCCGGGATCATAGCGTCTCGTTCAGGGTTTCGGCCTGGCGCTGGCCCCGCTCCTCCATCACCGCGTCGACGGCGGGGTAGAAGTATGGCTGCGGCTGGGTGCCGGGGTGGGTGCGGGCGGATGTCCGGTTGGCGTTCGCCACGCGGTAGCGCCGGCCGGTCTCAGGGTTGAAAGCGCCGGCGCGCGAGCGACCGCCGACCTGGACGGTGCCACCCCGCCGGCCGCCCCGAACGCCGGCCTGAGTGCCGTGCTCGACGAGGAAGGCGTAATCCATGTCGAACCGGCCGCGCGGGTTGATCGCGCTCGCCGTGACCGTCCAGACGTCGTCGGCGAGCTGCGCCTGGATGCCGCCGAACAATCGGCCGCTGTCCCGCGGGACCGCAGCCTGCGCTCGCTCGACGATGTCGGCCGCCGCCTCCGCGTCGATGCTTTTGGAGCGCAGCACGAGCTTCACGCTGTACTGCGCCAGAGCGTTGGCGAAGGCATCGACGCCGCTGACGGCGCCCCAGCCGATCTTGCCGTAGGAGAGGAGATCTCCGATGCCCATCAGGCCGAAGCCTTCCGGCGGCTCACCTTGATCCAGAGCCAGCCCGAGCGGTCGGACGGCTGCACCGACTCGATCGCCATGTCGCGGCCATCGATGATGGCGCGATCGGCGACGGTGAGGCCGCGGGTGCGGGCCGTGTCCCGCACGCAAATGCTGCCCTCGATCGCGTCGGTAAGCGAGCCCGCCTCGGCGAGCGCCCGGCCCGAAAGCGGCCGGAAGGCGCAGGCGACCTTCAGCAGCTCGGCGAAGGGACCGCGATCGGTTGATTTGCCGGGCACGCGCTCGCGCCGCATGAAGGTGACGCGCTTGTCGAGCTGGCCTGCCTGCATGGCTCAGACCCCGATGGCGCGGAAGGGATTGAGCAGACGCTCGACCGTCGGGTTATCGACGAGGTTCGCTTGCGTCTTGCCGTCCCGGTCGTCGTAGAGATCCGCGACCATCAGCAGGATCGCGGCGCGGATGGGAGCCGGCACGTCGTCGCCGGCGCCGTAGCCGGCCGCGAACGTGATGCGCCACGCGGCCGGGTGGACGTCGGCCTCGGGCCAGGACGTGCCGCCGGCGGGGATGACGGCGACCCGCTCTGCTGGAAGGCGCACGGTCTCCCACGCGCCGGCCGGCAGCTCCTGATACTGCCCGCCGACACGCCGCTCGACCTTCTCCACCTCGCGCAGCGGTGGAAGCTCCAGGACGAAGCCCGGCATCCGGCCGGCGGCATCGTCGGCCGGGCGATCACCGGTCGCCTGCCAACTCTGGGTCAGCAGCGCCCGCCCGAGCGCACCCCGGCCGCGGCCGTCCAGGTGCCCGACCGCGCCGGCGATCGCCGCCTCGAGGAGATCGGTCTCCAAGGGATCGGCGTCGGCCGGGTCGAGGCGGAGATGCGCGCGAGCTCGGGCGAGAGCGACCACATCACCCGCCGGCGGGGTGACGCGCACATAGACCAGCGGCGCCGCGGGCTGGCGGCTGCTGAAGGCGTTGCGGTACATGTGCGGAATACCCGTAGGATCGCCAGAGCGGGCCGTGGACGGCGATCAGGCGTTTGCGGCGCCGGTGGTCGCAGCCAAGGTCAGCGCGGCGTTCTGCTCCGCAAGGGCGGCGACCTGGATGCGCAGGGCATCGCGGTCGGCCTCGGCGTCGGCGAGCGCGGTCTCCAGCTCGGCGACGCGGGCGCGCAGATCCTTGGCGGCCTTCTCCGATGCCGCGGCCGTCGGTGCCACCTCGGCGATCCCGGCCTTGATCCAGGCCTCGCCGACGCGGTCCTCGACGGTGACGATTTCGCCGTGCCCGTAGGACACGTCGCCGGCCATGGCGGTCAACATGCGGACTTTCATGGTCCGGCTCCGATTTTACGATGGTGGAACGGGGCCGGGCGGCGTGGAACCGCCCGGCAGTGAGCCTCAGGCGCTGGCGTGCTGGAAGGCCTTCAGCGCGTCGTTCGAGGCGTCGATCAGGTCGCCGTCGTGCCGCGACCAGGCCAGGAAGGCGACCTGGCCCTTTTCGAGGTAGCGGCTGTCGGCGAACCGGAAGAGCGTCACCGCCATGACGTCGCGGATCAGGTACTTCTTGAAGTCGCCGAACAGCACCGACTTCGCGCCGGCGCCCATCTGCGGCATGTGCTGGTTGATGGTGTAGCCGTAGCCGAGGATGTCGTTGGCATCGCCACCGGTCACGCCCGGGCGCCACAGCGGGCGGCCCTGGCCGTCCTTCAGCTTCTTCACTGCCTTCAGCGACTGATCGTGGAACATGTAGCGGCCGTTCGTCCGGTAGGCCGGATCGACGGAATGCTCCAGGTCCACGAAATCGTCGTAGGTGATGCTGG